AGTTGGTTTTAACACTACGCAAAACGTGTTTAATACAACAGCTACGACAGTCAATGCATTTGGTGCTGCCACATCATTAAATTTAGGTGCTGCGACCGGAACGGCAACAGTTAATAATCAAACCCTAAGTTTACCTAATGGTACTGCATTAACAACAGGCCAAGGTACATTTTCATTACTCAACAGCACAGCGACTACAATTAACTTTGCTGGTGCGGCTACTACTTTAAGTGTAGGTGCTAGTTCAGGTACTACGACATTTAACTCAACAACTAACAGCACATCATCAGGATCTGGTGCTGTAGTAGTAGCAGGTGGTGCCGGCATTGGTGGCAATTTATATGTTGGCCAGAATGCTGTAATCAACGGTAATTTGACAGTTAACGGTAATGTGACATACATCAACAGCCAAAACCTTGCTACTGAGGATGCTTTAGTTAATATCAACACTGGACCTAATGGTGCTCCACTCAGCGGTGTTACAACTACTGATGTTGGTATCATGTCTCACTACTATGTGTCAGGTGATACTAGTTTATTCTTTGGACGTAAAAATTCTAGCGGGTACTTTACTGTATTATCAGCAGCTACAGCTTCAAACGTAGGACAAGTTACTGGTAACTACGGTACGATACAAGCAGGTAATTTAATCTTATTTGGTAATACTGCTAACGTAACATCAACAACATATCAATCAGGTGCGCTACAAGTATATGGTGGCTTTGGTCTGAACGGTAACTTGAATGTTATCAGTGGCTCACAGATAGTTGTAGGTGCTGACATTGGTAATGTTGCAAACTTTCCAAGTTCAGCTGCGCAGTTCTTTACTAATACCAACAGTTTCGCACAAGTCAACTCACAAAACATAAATGCAGGTAACAACGCCAGCTCAGATTTTATTGCCACTGCTGATAATGGTTCTAATAACGATACCTATATTGACCTAGGTATGAACAGCAGTACTTACAATCAATCAGCATATGGCGTAACTAAAGCCAATGATGGTTACTTGTATGTTTATGGTAATGCTGTTACAGGTGGCGGTAATCTAGTCTTAGGTACTGCTACTACAAACAATGATATCGTATTCCACACTGGTGGTACACAAGCATCTAACGAAGTAGCACGTATAAGCCAAGCTAATGCTAACTTAACTATTAAACTAGCAACAGCATCGACCAGCTCAGCCACTGGTGCATTAACAGTAGTGGGTGGTTTAGGTATTGGTGGCAATGTTTGGATTTCAGGAGGTGCCGGTGCAGTACAAAACTTTACCATTGGTTCTGTAGCCAATGCCTCAAGCGTTTATTTTGATCCTAGATACCAAACACTAGTAGTTAATGGCCCAGCTGGTGGTAGTAATGTTACTACACCAATTGGCGCATCGTTTGTGGTTCGCAGCACAGATGCAATCATACTTCCAGTTGGTACTACAGCACAACGACCAAGTAACCAAGGTAACGTTGACCAAACTGGTATGTTGCGCATGAACTCAACTACTAACCAGATGGAATACTATGTAAATAACGCTTGGCAAGTAGCAGGTTCTGCATTTACAGTTATCAGTGATAGACAATTTGCAGGAACTACCCTATACGGTAATGTTGACGGTGTTAACGCAACATTCACTATACAAAGTAATGCAACTACAGCAAGTACATTGGTAAGCATCAACGGTGTGGTACAATTCCCAGTACTAGCTTATTCAGTCAGTGGTACTACATTAACATTTACAGAAGCTCCGGCGATCAACGATGTAATTGACGTTAGGATATTTACAACTACAACCACAGTCACTACACTTTCTAGTGGTAATGGTCTAAATCAATTTATCGCTGACAATACTGGCGCAAGCATGTGGTCAGGTACAAGTAGTACAATTGAACAAGTATTACTTGATACGAACGGTAATTTTAACTTCTTAAATGGTAATCATGTAACTTATAATCAGACAGCAGTTAACATTCCTGCAACAGCGACTCCATACGTGATTGACACATTTAGTCAATCCAGTTACACCACTGGTAAGTACACGATCCAAGCTAAAGTTGGCTCAACTAACTTTGAAACATACGAAGCACATGTGATAACTGATGGAGCAGGCAATGCTTATATCAGTACGTTTGGTATTGTTAATAATGGCACAAACTTTGGTTCTATTAGTGCTAATGTAGTCAGTGGCAACGTGAGAGTTTACTACACATCAACTATAGCACAGGCCAATGTTAAAGCGTTTGGTACTTACATAGTATAACATAACGGATAAAAAATGCTGAATCTCAATAAAGTCTATCGCAAGGACTATACAGGCGAAGATATCATCGTCGAGCGTGTACATGAAAATCACGTTTGGAAAGATACCACAGAAACTGTGACTAATGCCATAGTCAATAATCAAATATCAAATCGTGCTGTGGTGATTGGTAATGGCCCAACAAGACTTGATTTTGACATGAAAGCATTAAAACATGCCAGTGGACTATTAGGTGCGACCACTATTCAAACCTATGGTTGTAATGCACTCTATAGAGATTTTACTCCTGACTTTCTAGTAGTACAAGGATCAAATGATTTTATAAGAGAAATAGCTCTTAGCAATTATCCTTATACGAATATCATTTATACCAATGCCATACATTTATTAGAATATCCTAATAAATTTTATCTAATACCACACGATCCATATGCTGATTCAGGAACAACAGCAGCCTATCTAGCAGCATTTGATGGCCATAAAAAGATTTATCTATTGGGATTTGATGGCCACGATACACCAGGAACTAATTCAAATATCTATGCTGATACCAATGGATATGATCCTTCAACGGTTGATGATCTTAGCAGTGATAAATGGATAGAAAATCGTGCAAGACTATTTAGTGTATACTATGATGTAGATTGGGTTTGGGTGACACCGGCTGGTCGTAGCACTGTGCCTGATGCTCTAAAACCTTTTTCTAATTTCCGACAAATTAGTTTCAGAGATTTCGTATTAGAAGCCGACTTATAATACTGTTTCTAAAGTCTTGATTTTTTTACTAACCGCATCAAAATTAATAGTTCGCCAAACCCCTGGGTGTAGAGGTTTAGGATGATCTTCAAGATGCACCCAACAATGACCACGATGTTCGTAATTTAATTTTGGTGTGAATTCATCGTCTACTGGAATTAAGAAAGTATTATATGAAAACTTACCATTATCGCTGGTAAATTTTTCTATAGGAATGACTTTGACATTGTGGAAATTATAACCTAATTCTTCTGTTAGTTCTCTATAGAGACTGGTTAATAAATTTTCACCACTATCAATTTTGCCGCCAGCTAGGCCCCAAGTACCACTATATTTGTCGCCATCACGCAACAGAAATAGATACCTCTTGGTAGAAACACTGTAGATGAAAGTACCAACTCCTTCTATATGACTAGGGTCCATAGTCCGGCTTTGTATTCGCCTTCCCAGCTCTTGACCCACTGATTGAGATTCCATTTATATTGAGTTCCTGTGGTTAAATTACTTACATATTGTAACGTGGTATCTGATTGGCTGTCAAATGCCACAGTCCAATGTGTGCCGTTCCATTGGATTATATCATTAGCGTGTGCTACTAGATCTTGTCCATCTGATCCACGCCAGATGCTAGGACCATTACCTGGACTATTATTATAACTACCAATGTCTTTTAATATTAAATATCTGGTATTAGTTGCCGGGTTAGTTATGCTAGCATCAATGGTAACTTTAGTTGGATCGATGATAGCATTTATCGGAGTAAGAGTGTTGGTAGGAGTAGTATCAATGTTGACATTATAAATCAACAGTGTAGGGTCAGTCGGATGATAACTAACAGTGCCAATAACCTCAGTAACACCATCTGGTTGTAACAATCTAACTTGGCTCACACCATTAGATAGCGTACCATAGATATTAACAAAATTTTCCCATGCATCAGGAGTGCCAACTTTAACTGGAGTTGATGTAATGTCTTCCCCACCAATGTCTCTAGGATCCTCTACGTCTTGTACTTTTAATAATGTTAGAGTATTACCAATTAATAACACACCGTAATTCAATGGTGTAAAATACTGTCTTTGACCTAATAGGTTAGCATCAGAATATACACTGTCGCTGAGATTACCATCACCATCATGTATGCTGGCGATAATTTTCTGAATAACACCAAGCTTCTTAACTTTAGCTGGTGGAGTAATCCACACTGGTAGTTTAAATGTCATTGTAGCAACATCGATAGGATTGTCTGTACCAATTGGCACTGAACGGCTGGTCCAACTGACACTGTCTAGATAGACTACACTTAAACTAGTCCAATCAATATAATTATCAGTTGACTGTATTTCCATCGCTGGGTTAAACAGAACTTGTAGTTGTTCTATCAACTGTAATTTTTGTTTGGTATTTGATGTCCAAATGTCTAACTTCAATTCTATAGTATAAGGTACAGGCATGCTGCGTTCGATGGTAAAAGCATTGCCTTGACGATTTTCATATTCTTGTGTATCTTCGTTGTAGTACTTCTGACGTATATTCATTGTGCCAACGAATGTAGGATCTTGCACACGCTCACGATCATAATTGATACCACTGATATATACTGTCATAGCAGGCACAGCATTTAAAGTATTAGGTGCTGCATTTTGTGTGATGATTGTAGCCACTTGGCGACTGCCATCTCCCCAATAGACAGGCACACGTTGTAGTGTCTGGTTACCATTACGATCAAATCCAAACTCAACTTGGAAACCGCTTACAATACGGATAAACTGAGCTAGGAAACGTTCTATTTGCCCGTCATAAAAAAACTGTTGATTAGCGGCCATTATTCGTTATCCGCTGTTGGACGCAGTGCTTGACTCAAGCTCTGACGTTGATTTACTACTCTGCTGTAAATCGTATAATCTAATCTTTCACCAGTAGTGTATAAATTACTTTGGATGGTAAATCCGACCTTACCACCAATATTAGCTAAGGTATTAGGTATAATCAGATTATTGAGCATAGTCTTGACACCATAGCTGCTTATGTAATTGATAGTAGTGATGACATTACCAGTAGTTATATTAAATGATGAAGTAATACTGTTAGCTGGTGGACTATAAGTGTTACTGATGATTATAGCATCGTAACCCACTGAATTCTCATAGAATTTAGCAGTGTCGTTGACAAAGCTACTAAGTTGTGTTTGATTGCTAGAACCAGGTGTAAGATTAGTTCTGACAGAATCTTCTATAGCTATCCAACGTTTACCATCAAATCTAAACAGTCTATTAGGCATAAAATCTAATCTTAAGAAATAATCACCAGTATTGGGATTTGGAGTAAAGGCGATACCGGCAGCTACGGTCGTACCGTTAGGAGGTAATCCATCTCCAGTCAAGTATCCTTCTACTTTAACATCTGGAGTTAAAGTCGAAGAACTAGCATCATCAGCAACATCACTAGCATCTTTAAGAATATTACTAGCATCTTCACCCTGCGGATCACCAGGTGTACCATCTGGATTTACTGGTTCAACATATATTGAGCTAGTATCATAACCACTAGCCGGAACATCTTGTTCTGCACGAGCCACGACAGCATCGTTAATAGAATTGTATTTGTCTAATGTGCTGAGTACCTGACCTAGTGTTTCGTTAGTGTTAGTACCAGCGGCAATCTGATTGATAATATCTTTGTATTCTTGACTGTCTACTAGTGGTTGTAGTTTAACACGCCATAGATGCGGCCAATAAGTTGCTGCGAAACCTTCCGCTGATCGGGCTGCATCTTGTACGGTATAGAATCTTTTGAGTGCTACAGGTAAACCTTCGTCCAATGGATAATAATCTATCATGTTAGGTAATTCAATAACATCACCTACCATAAGTTTACGTCCTAGTGTTTGCACCATGTCTTGATAGTGGAATGTAGCAAACATGGTGTCACCAGTCAGGAATAAACCAAACTGTGTAAGATCAAAGTCATTGTCATTGACGCGATAGATACTGCGCATAGTATAAACTGAAGTGTCATACTTGCGATCACGATTTTCTAAAAATAGTAAATCTTGTATTCCTGTGATACTGGTAGCACCACCAGGTTCTGTAGCACTAACATTAGGTTGGGATAACGGACCTAAGTAAAGATGTATATAAACGTCAACACCACCAACGGTGAACATTTCATGCATGCGCTTGTCGATAAACGCATCATCATTACCTTTTTCTGGTTTGTATAAACTTAGACGTGGCATTAACTAATCCTAATTATCTAGTATTTATCGCCGATTGACACAGCTACCAAAATGTGTTATAATGCTTTTATGGCTGAAATTACTACAAGTTTAGATTGGGCAGAAGTCAGCATTGAGCTGGAAAATTCTGCCAAAAAGATGAAGCGTTACGGCCCTGATATGTTGCGTATGAGCAATGGCATAGCAGCTATGGTCAAACGGCTAAGCGAAGAAGAAGTAAACTGCCGTAGAATGGGTCGCCAAACACGACAGCATAAAGAGCTGGTAGCCAAAATCAACGAAGAAATAGCCAATTTTGAACGCTACTTAACTTTTGGTGTGCTGTTAAGTGGTTGACTTTTTAACCAAAAGATGCTATAATACTATTATATGAAAGAATTAGAGAATCTAAAAAAATTAAGAATTATTCCAGGATTCCTGGTGTTCTTGGCTTTAGTTTATTTTTGCTATAGTATTGACAGCTCTATAAGCGAGTCAAGGAAAATAGTCTATGGTGAAAGGACCGTGGAACAGATAATCAATACTCCACAACCATATATACCATCAGAACCTTGGGACAAAGATTTTAAATCAGCGATTACTCCTGCAGAGGAATCAAAATGAGCTATCAATGGAACTATAAGTTTACCTATCCCTATACGCCAGAAAGCAAATACCAACGCCTGTTCCACGCACAAAAAATCTTAGAGCTATCACGACATGTGATGTTGCTAGATAGTCTAGAAACACAACTTGAAGATTTGACACAGGCGAATAAATATCTCAATAAGTTTAGATTGGAGAAATAATATGGGAACACCTGTATATATGGAAATAGAAGAAGCCTACAGTATTGTCCAATTCGCCGGCGAAGCCTATGGACAAAGTAATCTGTTCGGTGCCCTAAACAGCATGGAAGAGAACTGGGACGATCTAGATAACATGGAACGTGCGGCCTACAAACAAGTTAAACGTGAATTAGAACGAGAGATCAAAGCAGTACGCATCTCAGAAGATGACGGGCAACCAGATTGAACGGCGCAGAACAATATCAACAGGAATTAGAACACCAACAATGGGCTAATGAACACCATACCTGTTCTATCTGTCAGTGCGACTACACTGATGACGAAGGTGGCATACAAGGATACATAGGTATATTACCAACTAGTTTTTGCCCAACTTGTCTAAGTGGTGTGATTGATATGGTTGAACAGTTGACACAAGAATAAAATCCTGTATAATAAAGTTTAAAC